GTCAGACTATCGAGCAGTTCCAGGTCTGTGGTGTAGATGAGGAAGGCTATGTGGTCCCTGCGGTGAAAGGGACGGTGCAGGCAAGCCTTGTCTCGACCCAGAAGGTCGTCGCGGACGCTGACCCTGGCAAGATCACCACGGCGCCTTTCTTCTACTCGGGCTGCTTCAATCCAGAGATGCTGGTGTGGGATGCCTCCTACGCCACAGACGAAGACAAGCGCTCGGCGTTTGAGGGAGCCCCCACTCCCACGCAGATCCTCATCCGCGCTCGCGGCTGATCGTCAGTAACCCCAGGAATAGGGAAAGAAGGAACTCGACCATGAGCGCCCCCTACAAAGTGTGGGAAACCCGGAAGTCCCTCGGCATTTTCCGCGATATCGAGCCTGCCTATCAATATTGGCTGCGGCTGTTCTTTCCGAACGAGATCACCTCAACCGACGAGTGGATTGACTTCGAGAAGCTGCCCAGGGTAGGTCGAAAGCTCGCCCCCTTCGTTCGCCCGCTTGGTAGCGGCAAGCCGATCTATGAGGATTCGTCTGGCGCTTTCCGCTTCAAGCCGGCCTACATCAAGCTCAAGGACACGGTTGATCCGCTGGCTCCTCTCGTCAAGCGGCCTGGTATTGATCGATCCATGCTGGCGGAGTCCGAGCTGACGCCGATGCAGCGTCGCGAGCTGCTCAAGGTTGCGATTACCGTACAGCACGTGCAGGCGATTCAGCGTCGGTGGGAGTGGATGGCCGCTCGCGCAATCATCGATGCCAAGGTGATCGTGGAAGGTGAGGAGTATCCGCGCACGGAGCTGGATTTCAGGCGCGACCCCTCGCATACGATTGTCAAGACGCCCGGCACCTATTGGGGGGACACGGGTGTCTCGATCTTCGATGACATCCAGCGTTTCGCCGACCGGATGTTTGAGGCTCCATTCGGCGGGTTCCCGACAAGAATCACCATCGGCTCGAAGGTTTGGGGTGTCCTCCGCAAGGACCCCGAGATCATGAAGCACATGGACACGCAGATCCGCGATCCTCGAGCCACCGTCGAGCGCGGTCTGATCGCGGCCGACAAGGTGATTAAGGTTGGTGAGCTGAACGTTGGCGGTGGGTCTGGTGCAGCCATCGAGATCTGGCTGTATCGCGATACCTTCGAGGAAGGTGGCGTGGAAGTTCCTTTCATGCAGCCGACCGATATCGTCATGACGGCAAGTGCTGAGCGCATCCAGGGTTATCGTTGCTTTGGGGCGATCATCGATCCCCACTCCAACTACCAAGCGCTTCCGATTTTCCCGCGCAATTGGATGAGCGATGGTGACCCGGCCGTCGAGTACATTCTCCATCAGTCGGCACCGCTGATGGTCCCGGTCAACCCCAACGCAACCCTCCGGGCGACCGTCGTTCCTGCCTAACCTCCTCGAAATTGTGCTGGCGGTGTCCGCCGCCAGCATCTTTCCATAGCGGAGCATTCGTCATGAAGCAGCTTGCCATTCACAGCGTCGAATATCTAAAGAACGGAAAGCCGACAATCGCCAAGCCGGGTGAGATTTTCGATGTGCCCGAGGAGTCTGCTGCGGCCCTCAAGAAGCTCGGCGCGTCGCGCGATCTCACCCAGGACGAACTGATCCTTGAGAAGTATCGCACCCGCAGCTTTGGCGAGATGTCGACCGAGGAGAAGTCCGAGGAGCCCGGAGACGCCGATAAGGGTGAGGCTCATGGAGTCGCCAAGGCCGCGCGTCGCGTCGGGAAGGCGAGCAAGGGTGGCGACGAGGACATCTGATGGGGCGCTTTCGCGCACATATCAGGAGAGCGCGTCGGACGCTGCATGAGCATCTGAGCGTCCCCGCGCTCTATTTCGCTTGGCCCCTGCGAGATGGTGTCAAGCCGATCCACGTGCGCGTGCATGATAAGTTCGGCTCGGTGGGCGACCTCAAAGGCACGAATTTTCATTACGCCGAGATCGAGGAAAACTCCCCGCGCATCATCATGATGCGCTCAGAGGTCGAGAACCCCTCGCGAGGCATGATCATTTCCATCGGAGTAACCGAAGCATACCGCATCGATCATGTCCTCCCGCCTGACGACATCACTGTTACGGTGAAGGTCTCTCGGCTCCATAGCTCGGAGATGGCTGGCATGCCGACTCCCTACGAGGACGGATCTTTGCCGCTATTCCTCACGATTACAGCGTCTCTACCTGCCATCGGAGCCTGACATGTACGTCATCGCTATAGAGGGGGTGCGTGAAGGCGATTTCACTGAGGAGCAGCTCGTTAACGCAGCCCGTATGGCGATCAACAAGGCTGCTGAGAAGGGGCGGAGCTGGTTCGCTAAGGACATGCGCCGTCAGGTTGCCCTTCCTGCGAGCTACCTCGGTGCGAATGCGGGGCGCTTCTACATCGAGCGTAAAGCCTCGAACCACGACCTGCAGGCGGTCATCACCGCTCGTAAGCGTCCGATTTCACTCGCCAGGTTTGCAACGGGGGCGAAGGGAAGGCAATCACGCGGCGTCCACGTGCAGGTTAAGCCTGGGCGGACGAGGTTGATGAAAAACGCCTTCCTCATGCCCCTGCGTTCTGGGAACGTTGGTCTTGCTGTTCGCACGAAGGACGGTCTCCCACCGCCAAAGGCGTATCAGCCGAAGATGGTCAAGCCGGGACTCTGGCTTCTTTATGGTCCCTCCGTCGACCAAATTTTCCGGGGTATGATCGAGAAGGAGGATCGACCCTTTGGGCAGGTCGAGGACTTCCTTGCCGCCGAGTTCGAGCGACTCCTCAACCTTCGTCTCTAGGTGCAGGTATGGCAAAAGACCCGTTCCGTCTGCGCGTCCTCCAGGGGCTCACCAAGACCATCGAAGGGGTGAACCCCGACAACGGCTATGAATTTGACCTGCGAGATAGGGTTTTTCGTGGGCGGATGTTCTACGGGGAAAATGACCCCTTGCCGATGGTGTCGATCCTCGAGCCACCCATCCCTCTTGAGGCGCTCTCTACGCAGCCAGGCAATCCGCACGCATCGAGTCAATGGGAGTTGTTGGTCCAGGGTTTTGTGCCAGATGATCATCAAAACCCGAGTGACCCAGCCTATCGGATGATGGCCGAGGTCAAGAGCGCGATTGTGAAGGAGCGGATCAACCACTCTTTCTTCGGCTTCGGGTTCCGTGGGCCAGGGAGTACCAGTAGGAACTCGGTCAATAACATCCAAATCGGTCAGGGTGCCGTTCGACCTGCTGATGAGGTCTCTGGCAGAAGCTTCTTCTGGCTTAGCTTGCTCCTCCAACTGACGGAGGACCTGTCCAACCCGT